CCAATGTTTATTCCTTATAACCGTATTCCTGGCAGAGATGAGGTTTGGGCATTAGAACAAAGGCGGCAACTTGGCGAACTCAAATATAACCAAGAGGTTCTCTGTAAGTTCCTTGGGTCAAGTTTAACTTTAATTGACTCATCCACGATTGAATATATGTCGACCTGTCCTACGGTCTATTCAAAAGACGGACTCGACCTATATGAGTATCCAATCAAGGCGGAAAGGGACGATGAAGAAAAGCTTGTGAGAAAACCACACAGTTATGTAATCGTAGCTGACACGGCAAAAGGAGTAGGTGGAGATTACTCGGCATTTGTTATCATTGATATTACCGAAGTTCCTTATAAGTTAGTGGGTAAGTACCGAGATAATAAAATTGCTCCTATGTTATACCCAACAATCATACATAAAGTAGCAAAAGATTTTAATGATGCTTATGTGTTGATTGAAACAAACAGTAGTGAACAGGTGGCTCACATTCTTCACAATGAATTAGAGTATGGTAATTTAGTGTTTGTCAACCGAAGCACCAAGACAGGCCAAGTGGTTTCTGGTGGTTTTGGTGGTGGCAAAACTCAGTTGGGTGTAAATACCGACAAGAGAGTTAAACGAATTGGATGTTTCACATTTAAGTCTTTGTTAGAAGAAAAAAAACTTCTAGTGTTTGACGCTGATGTGATATCTGAAATCTCTACCTTTATTCAAGTAAGAGATAGTTATCAGGCAGATGATGGTTACCATGATGATTTGGTCATGCCGTTAGTTTTGTTTAGTTGGCTAACGACTAACCCGTATTTTAGAGAAATGAGTGATGTTAATATTCGTGAAGCAATGTACCAAGAAAGAATAAAACAGATTGAGGAAGAAGTGGTTCCATTTGGATTCATAATGAATGGAGGCGAAGATGAACTTATTGTGGAAGACGGAGATATTTGGAAAGAAGAAAAAGAAAAACCACACCTGCCTCCAGGCTATTCCGTATCAACTTTCTAAAAAACTAAATAGTCTATAAAGAAAAAATTGACCCGTAAACTAAGGAGAAATCCATGGCATTTCAGTTATCACCAGGGGTAAATGTATCAGAGATTGACCTGACTACAGTTGTCCCTTCCGTTTCCACCTCTATTGGTGGTATCGCTGGAAATTTCAATTGGGGTCCAGTAAATGAAGTGGTTACCATATCTGACGAGGTTCGCCTTGTTGACCGTTTTGGTAAACCAGACAGCACAAATTATGAATACTGGTTCTCATCTGCAAATTTTCTTGCATATTCAAATAATCTAAAAATTGTTCGTGCCGCTAACACGACATCTACTCTTAATGCCACTGCTAACGCATCTGGTATTTTGATTGAAAATGAAAGTGATTATGAAAATAATCACGAAAACGCATCAAACGCAACTTATGGACCGTTTGCAGCTCGTTGGGCTGGCGATTTAGGCAATTCGTTGCGTGTTTCTATTTGCCCTTCTTCACAGGCTTTTTCTGCTAACTTAACTGTTACAGATAGTTTACGAACAAACGCTCTTAACTATTTGGCAGACACTACAACAGTTATTAATATTCAAGGTAATGCAAATGCAGCTGCAAATATTGCTGCCGGCGATTTAATTTCTGTTAATGGTGGAACATCATACATTCGTGTTGCTTCTGTTAACACAACCGCAATTATTGTTGCAACAGCATTTACTGCTAACGTAGCCAATTCTACACCAATTTTAAAGAAATGGCAATATGCTGACCAATTTGGTGTTGCTCCAGGTACATCATCGTATGTAACAGATAAAGGTGGTAGTGGTGATGAAATGCATATCATCGTTATTGACGAAGATGGTAAATTTAGTGGTACTGCAAACACAGTATTAGAAAAATATGCTTTTGTTTCCAAGGCATCTGATGCAATTAGTGATACTGGAGAATCTAATTTTTATAAAACAGTTTTAAATGAACAATCACAATACGTTTGGTGGATGGCACATCAGCCTGGATCATCTAATTGGGGAACTGCAGTTTCAGGAACAACATATACAAGTCTAAACAATGCATGGTATTCATCATTGAGTGCTGGTGCAAATGGTACAATTGGTAATTCTGAAATTGTTACTGCATACGGATTCTTTGCTAATCCTGATGTTGTTGATATATCGTTACTTATTTCTGGTCCAGGTAATGCAACAGTAGCTACAAGTTTAATTAGTCTTGTAGATACTCGTAAAGATTGTTTGGTATTTTTATCGCCAACTAAAGCTTCTGTTGTTAACAATGCTAATAATGAAGCAACAAGCATTCTTGCATATCGAGCAAGTTTGTCAAGTTCATCGTATGCTGTGTTAGATTCTGGATACAAATATCAATTTGACAAATATAATAATGTATATCGGTATGTTCCTTTAAATGGAGATGTTGCAGGTACTTGTGCAAGAACAGATTTGGATCGTGATCCATGGTTCTCACCTGGCGGTTTAAATCGTGGAGCAATTAAGAATGTTATTAAGTTAGCATATAATCCATCCAAAGCTGAGCGTGATAACCTTTATGTTCAAGGTATTAATCCTGTTGTTTCTTTCCAAGGTGAAGGTACAGTTTTATTTGGTGATAAAACGATGTTGGCAAAACCATCTGCGTTTGACCGCATCAATGTTCGCCGTTTATTCATTGTTTTAGAGAAGTCAATTGCTCGTGCAGCTCGTTCAACCTTGTTTGAATTTAACGACCAATTTACTCGTGCTCAATTTGTAAACTTAGTAGAACCATTCTTGCGTGATGTCCAAGGCCGCCGTGGTATTACTGACTTCCGTGTTGTTTGTGATACTACAAATAATACACCAGAAGTCATTGACAGTAATCGTTTTGTAGGCGATATCTACATCAAACCTGCTCGTTCAATTAACTTTATTCAACTTAACTTTGTGGCAGTTCGCACAGGTGTTTCGTTTGATGAAATCGTTGGCCGGTTCTAATAAATAGAGAGATAGGAGAAAAAAATGGCATTTAATGTAAATCAATTCCGCTCTCAGATGGTAGGAGACGGTGCTCGCCCAAATCTATTTGAGGTGAGTATGCCGTTTCCTGGTTATTCAGCGCCAGGAGATGCACAATCAAAATTAACTTTTATGTGTAAGACAGCTCAGTTACCAGGTACAACAATTAATTCCGTGCCTGTAAATTATTTTGGCCGTGAATTAAAGTTCGCTGGTAATCGCACATTTGCAGATTGGACAATTACAATTATTAATGATGAAGATTTTATCATACGCAACGCATTTGAACGTTGGATGAATGGTATTAATAGTCATAGATTAAATGTTCGTAATCCACTTGCAACTTCACCTAGTGGGTACTCAGTTGATTCTGAAGTTACTCAATTTGGCAAAGCAGGAAATGTTCTTAAAAAGTATAAATTTTTAGGTTTATTTCCAACCGATGTTGCACCAATTGATGTCGATTGGGGTGCTAACGATACTATTGAAGAATTTACCGTTAACTTGGCCTTCCAATGGTGGGAAGCAGTAGAAGTCGGTGTTGTGTAAAAAGAAGGACTTCGGTCCTTCTTTACTTTTTAGGATGATATAATATGGCTGTAACTCTTTTTGGCTTTACACTAGGTAAAAAGGATATTGTTCAGGTTGAGAAACCTGAGCAAGCTTCTTTTTCGCTTCCAACCGAGACCATTGATGATGGTGCGGTTACTATTACTCAAAATGCTCACTATGGTACATATGTTGACCTAGAGGGTTCTATTCGTAATGAGTTGGAGTTAATTACTCGTTATCGTGAAATGTCTAACCATCCAGAATGTGATATGGCAATTGATGAAATTGTCAATGAAGCTATTACACATGATACAGATGGCAAGGTTATGGATATCAATTTAGATAATCTAAAACAACCTGAATCAATTAAGAAAAAGATTATTGAAGAATTTAATAACATTCAAAAAATGTTAAACTTCAGTAATCTTGCTGATGACTTATTTAAACGCTGGTATATTGATGGTCGTATTTACTATCATGTTATTGTAAATGATACCGCACCAAAAGAAGGTATTCAAGAGCTTCGGTATATTGACCCACGCAAGATTCGTAAGGTGCGTGAGATTCAAAAAGACCGTGATTCAAAAACTGGTGCTCAAATTATTAAATCTGTAGCTGAATATTATATCTACAATGACCGTGGTACGGCAACACAATCATTTACATCATCTACAAATCAAGGCTTAAGAATTGCACCTGAGTCCATTATTAATGTAAACTCTGGTTTAATGGATGCAAAAAATACATTTGTAATTTCGTATCTACATAAAGCAATTAAAGCTCTCAATCAATTAAGAATGATTGAAGATGCTGTTGTAATCTATCGTTTATCACGAGCACCTGAGCGCCGTATATTTTATATTGATGTTGGTAATTTACCAAAAGGTAAAGCCGAACAATATATGCGTTCTATTATGACACAGTATCGCAACAAGTTAGTATATGACGCTAACACAGGCGAGATTCGTGATGAGCGTAAACATTTATCCATGTTAGAAGATTTTTGGTTGCCACGCCGTGAAGGCGGTAAAGGTACTGAGATTACTACACTTCCTGCTGGTCAAAACCTTGGCCAAATGGAAGATGTTCAGTATTTTCAAAAGAAGTTATTGCAATCGTTGAATGTTCCAATTTCTCGCCTTGACCCACAACAAGGTGCAGGCATTATGGGTATTGGTAAAACAACTGAAGTAACCCGTGATGAAGTTAAATTTAATAAATTTATTAATCGTTTGCGTAATAAATTCTCTCGTATTTTTGATGATGCTTTGCGTGTTCAATTAGCACTCAAAGGAATTTGTACCACAGAAGAATGGGACGAATTCAAAGAATCAATTTATTATGACTTTAAGAAAGATAATAACTTTGTTGAAATGCGTGAAGCAGAATTGATTCGTGAGCGTGTATTAACAGCAACACAGTTAGACCCATTTATTGGTAAGTATTACTCTAGTAAGTGGGTTAAGAAAAATGTGCTTCGTATGACTGACGAAGAAATTGAAGAAATGGAGAAAGAAATTGAAGAAGAAGGCAGCCAACCCGTTCTTGCTGATGGCGAAGAAACCTCAGCCCAAGCAACCAACGCAGACGCAACAGCTCA